AAGACGGCGGTACCGTTGGTATTTCTGATCCACTCAGTGTTAAACTAAAAGGCATCCGTGATAAGATTGCCAAACTCACCAAAGAAAAGAACCTAACAGAGGGTGAACTCGAAATCACACAAGGTGAAGACGGCGTGTTGCATTTGGTTCACCACCCAGAAGGAACTGGTTCTGTTGTGTCTGCGCCGGATATGGCTGATGCCCCAGAAATCAAGTTGGATCCAGCGTTTGAAGCCTTGGATGCAGACGAGGAAGACCTTGACGAACTACAGGAATCTCTGGCCGATGATCTTGAGAAAATGATCTTGGCGAATGACGATGGTCAGACCGTAGGTGACGGAGAAAAGATCGATCAAGAGTCACATAGCCCAATCCCCAACGTCGCGCCAGAAGACCGTCCAAACGGTGCCAAGGCTGCTGAGACAGTGAAGGATGAGCACAACGGTTTTGATATTGAGCCCACACCAAAGGTTGACGGTTCGGCGGAACACGTCAATACCCATGACAAAGCAAAGGACGCTCTGGAAAAGCCAAAATCCGGTGGTGCTCTTTTGACTCAAATGGGCGATGATGAAAAAGCCAAGAGCCCAATCAGCGGCAAGAAGCTTCGTGAAAGCCGAGAACAGCAACGAGCTTTACTGGCGTTCTGCGATGCCGTTGAAAAGGTAGTCGAACAACAATACGGACTGGATGATGGTGGTGATCTCTGCTTTACCTTGGTTGAGAACGGTACTATCAACATGAAGAACGGCGTTGATATGGCTGCTCGAATCGTAGCCCAACATCTCAGCCAACAATAATTTCGCTCTCTCCTGAGCTTGGCGGGTAGGTATCTCTCTCACTTACTCGCCAATTTTCCGGCTGTAACTTATCAATCAACTCAGCCTTTTAACAACGTCTATTTGAACAGAATCAGTGATTTTTCATCACTATTTTCATCACCAGAAAACAGCTTGTTAAATATCTTGTGCGCAGCTATCTGCGCACTTATGTCTATAGGGAGACTTAATAAATGCGTTCAATTTTGGAAAAAGCACTCGTTGCTCTTCTCAATGAAGACAAAGAGAAAGCCGACGCTCTTTTCCATGACTTCATCCTTGAACGTTCTCGCCAGATTCATGAATCATTGCGTCAAGGTGAGGACTTCGTATTGGATGAGTCTTGGGAACAAGAGCTGGCCATTGATGAAATGTTCAGCGATGCCGACCTCTCGGAAGATGAGGACGACATGCCAGTCGATGACGCCCCCGCTGCTGAAGAAGTTCCTGTTCAGGAACCAGTAGCCGGCGATGAAGTCGATGGCGAAGAAGGTGAAGAACATGGTGAAGACGGTGAAGAAGGCGAAGTTTCGCTGGAAGACCGTGTTGAAGATCTGGAAGCTCAACTGGCCTCTCTGATGGCTGAATTCGATGCTGACGACATGGGTCACCCTGCCGCAGAAGTCGATGTTGAAGAACCAGTCACAGAAGGTACTCTGGAAATCGTGCAACACAACGACGGCGAACTGGATCTGCATCACGAAGTTGGTGGAGATGAAGGTATGGTTGACGTGCCTGCTGAAGTTCCAATGGTCGATGATGTTGGTGGTGACGACATGGATGACGAAGCTTTTGAAGCTTTGGGTGAATCCGCTGTTGACGAACTGGAAAAGGTTTCGGTCACTCACGCAGAAGGCAAGACAACTGACGGCAGCCAGAAGGTTGACACAAAGGGTCGCGCTCTGGTCACAGCTCCTGACAAGCGTCAAGCTGGTGCCCCTGTCAAGATCAAGTCTGATGAGCACAATGGTTACGGCATGGAGACTCCTCCAAAGTCCGACACTATCAAGGCTCGCAAGAACACACTGAAGAAGGCCGATGAAACCCAATCGAAGGTCAGCAAGGAAGGCGATAAGTCTGCTGAACTGAATTCGATGAAGGAAGATCCAAAGGCTCAGAAGTCTCTGTTCGATAAGAAGATGGTGTGATCCTCATGAACAAGTTTCTTACAGAACGACTGACATTTGACCAAGCACACTTGAAGGTGGAATTGGCCGAAGCTGCTGATCAAGCAACTGGCCTCCGCCCTCTGTACATGCAAGGTATTTTCGTTCAAGGTGGCGTTAAGAACCTGAACGAGCGTGTCTATCCAGTCATGGAAATCCGTCGCGCTGTGGAAAGTGTAAATGAGATTCTCGGTCGCGGTGAGAGCGTCCTGGGTGAGGCAGATCACCCAGAAGAGCTCAACATCAACCTTGATCGCGTTAGCCACATGATTACACAGATGTGGATGGATGGTCCAAACGGTATGGGTAAACTGCAGGTTCTCCCTACACCAATGGGCAACATCGTACGAACACTGCTGGAAAGCGGTGTGAAGTTGGGTGTTTCTAGCCGTGGTTCCGGAAACGTGAACGACAGCGGTGAAGTATCTGATTTCCAAATTGTGACGGTTGATATCGTTGCTCGCCCGAGCGCTCCGAACGCCTACCCCAAGGCAGTTTACGAAGCTCGTAACAGCAAGCGCGGAGCAATCATCGAAGATTTGGCTAGTGCCATGAAGCACGATGCCAAAGCCCAACAGCACCTGAAGAAGGAGCTGATGGACTGGATCAATAATTTGAAGTCCTAAAGGGAGTGGTCCATGGAGAACATTGTAAAGAAATTGTTTGAAGCTGGATTGCTCAGTGAGGAAGACCAAGTCTCCCTCCAGGAGAGCTTTGAAGCTCGTATTCAAGAAGCCGCTAACCAGGCTCGTGCATCAGCAGAAGTGCAGATTCGCGAAGAAATGGCGCAGCGTTTTGAGCACGACAAAGCTACCCTGGTGGAAGCCATGGACCGTATGCTCACTGATGTAGTTCAGAAATACGAGTCTGAACGCGCCACTGAAGCTGCAAAGCTGAAGGAAGCTCAAGAGCGTTTCACCGCTCTGCAAACTGAGCTGAAGAGTGCGTACAAGGCACGTCTGAAGGAACACGCCCAGGTCCTGGAATCTTTCGTTATGAAGAAGCTGAGCCAAGAACTCGGTGAATTCAACGAAGACAAGCAGGCTGTCGCTGAAATGCGTGTCAAGTATGCAACTGCTTTGGCAGAATGCAAGGACACGTACAAGGCACGCGTCAAGGAACATGTTTCCCTGATGCGCAAGTTTGTGGTTGAAAAGCTGGATGGCGAAATGAAGGCCCTGCGTTCGCAGCAAGCCCAATTGGCTGAACAGCAACAAGCTCTGGCTGAACAAGCCGAAGCACACCGCAAGCAACTCGACGAACAATTCAAGCAACGCGTCGCAAAAATCGACAAGTTCGTTGTTCAGAAGGTGTCGACAGAACTGCGTGAATTCCAAGAAGACAAACGTGCGCTCGTTGAGAAGCGAGTACAACTGGTTGCCGAATCGCGTCAGAAGCTGGCTGAAACTCAACGCAAGTTCATTGCCGAGGCAGCAAAGCTGGTTGACAAGAAGGTTACTGAGACAATGAAAGTTGAACTCAAGCAACTGCACGAAGACCTGGAACGTAACCGTGAAAATATGTTTGGTCGCCGCATCTTTGAAGCTGTGGTGGGCGAATTCATGTCAAGTTACTTCAGTGAAGGTACTGAGGTCAAGAAGATGGAAAAGATTGTCGAAGGTCTCAAGTCTGAGCTCTCCGGCGTGAAGTCCAAGCTGAATGAATCTCAAGCTGCTATTGATGCTGCTAACCGCAAGGCTAAGCTGGCTGAAGAGCAAGCAACCCGCACTAAGGTAATGAGCGAACTGATGGCACCTCTTGCTCGCGAGAAGCGTGTTGTCATGCAAGAGCTTCTGGAGTCTGTCAAGACTGACAAACTGCGCGAAGCTTTCAACAAATATCTTCCTTCCGTCCTCAATGAGGGTGGCAAGAAGGTAACTGCTGCTGCTCGTCAAAACCTTGCAGAAGGTGCTGGCAAGTCGCAGGAGAAGAGCTGTGTAGCTATTACTGGCGATCAGCGTAATAACCGACTGCGCGAAACAGTCCAAGCCGAAGACACAGAAGTTGATCAAGAAATTAACAACATTCTGATCTTGGCAGGTATGAAAAAGTAACACTCAGGAGTGAACACTATGACTAAACTTTTCGAATCACAGTGGTCAGCTACAAAGAAACTGCTCTGCGAAGGCAAGGATCTGACCCACAACCAAGACGGTTCTCTGAACCCGAACAAGAAGAAGATGATGGAGACTGTTCTTGAGAACACCCATCGCGAACTGAAGCTGCTCGAAAGCGCAACTTCCGGTGCAACTAACGCTGCTAACGTGGCTACCCTGAACAAGGTGATCCTGCCCGTTATCCGTCGTGTGATGCCTACCGTCATCGCTAACGAAATCATTGGCGTTCAGCCTCTGACTGGTCCTGTTGCTCAGATTCACACTCTGCGCGTCCGTTACGCTGACAGCTTTGCTGGCGTGACTGCTGGTCAAGAAGCTCTGAGCCCATATGACATCGCCCGCGCTTATTCCGGTAACGGCAATACAAGCGTTCCTAAGGCTGATGTTACGGCTGCGATGGAAGGCACTGCTGGTAAGCGCCTGAGCATCCAAATCCTGAAGGAAGTCGTTGAAGCCAAGACACGTCGTCTGTCCGCTCGCTGGACATTCGAAGCTGCTCAAGATGCACAAGCCCAACAAGGTATTGACATCGAAGCAGAAATCATGGCTGCTCTGGCACAGGAAATCACTGCAGAAATCGACCAGGAAATCCTGACATCGCTGCGTGCTCTGCCTGGTGCTCCAACTTCGACATTCGATCAGTCGCTGGTGACTGGTACACCAACTTTCGTTGGTGACGTCCACGCTTCGCTGGCTATCCTGATCAACCGTCAGGCTAACTTGATCGCTGCACGTACACGTCGTGGCGCTGGTAACTGGGTTGTTGTTTCCCCAACAGCTCTGACCATCCTGCAATCCGCTACTACCTCTGCATTCGCACGTACAACGGAAGGCACGTTCGAAGCTCCAACGAACACCAAGTTCGTCGGTATGCTGAACAACTCCATGCGCGTTTACGTTGACCAATATGCTTCCGACTCGACTCCTGTCCTGGTCGGTTACAAGGGTCCTGGTGAAATCGACGCTGCGGCTTACTACTGCCCATACGTCCCACTGACATCTTCCGGTGTTGTGATCGATCCTAACACTTTCGAACCAGTCGTGTCCTTCATGACACGTTACGGTTATCTGGAACTGACGAACACTGCTTCGTCGCTGGGTAACGCTGCTGACTATCTGGGTCTCGTTGGTATCAACACATCCAACCTGAAGTTCATGTAATCTACGGATTACTTGATTCTTCAAGTGTCATGCAAAAGGCCTCCTTCGGGAGGCCTTTTCTGCGGCTGGTAAATACTTGATGACTACTCATCGAGTGCCACCAAAACCACCACACTTTGACGCCGCACCAGAAGGAACTTGCCGTTGGTGTAATGTTGAAATCGGTCTCACAAAGAAGGGAAAACCATCGAGGTCAAGATGGCACCCTGCTTGTGTTAAGGAATACAAGCTTCTATTCTGGCCTACCGCCACACGCCAAGCCGTGTGGAGACGAGATAAAGGCAAATGCAATGTTTGTGGTGTTCAATGTGATCGAAAAGGCGCCAATGGTTGGGACCTTGATCACATCAAGCCTTTGATCGAAGCTCAGGGTGATTTGAGTTTCTGGCAGTTGGGAAATCTTCAAACCCTATGCAAGCCGTGCCACAAATCCAAAACATCCAATGAAGCAACCAAACGAGCGGCTGAACGGCGTTTGGTAAAACCCACAAGCGACGATCCACATCAAGAGTGAACGCCGTGTCATCCAAACAAAAGAAGACGCTTGGTGCGTCTTCTATGCCTATTGGTGATGATGTTAGCGTTTATACCTGTTAGAGATACTCCGCGTATTTGAGTCTGAACATGACCGCTGCTTCGTCATCTTTGAACACCAAATGCAAGAATCCTTCGTCGTCAACGACTGAGTACTTTGCGCCAGTGGCATTTGCAATCCAGGAATTGAAGAAGTCGTACTGAGAATTGGACGATAACCAAAATGCTTTCAGTTTGGTTTCTTGAGCCAAGTTCAGTTTGACTGGCACTTCACCGGGCTTGATGCGAAGGTCAGAACTCATAGTCACCACGATGCTTGGTGTAAGAATCAAACAGCTTCATAAATCCTTTTCCAGCCAACTTGTCCATCACAGCCCAATCATCGTAAGTGGTCAACAACACGATATGATCACCGTGATCCACAACGATCACTTCTTCACCATAGGTTCCGATGAATTCGAGTTCCCGTTTGAATCCTTCGACTCGTTCAGCTGGGGACTCGCCAGAGAACGACCGTGTGAAGAAGTCAATCCAAAAGTTTCGATTGAACATCGAATAGTCTACCCGAACGAACCGTTCGGGCACTGCATCAAAGATGTTCGCTTGCTCGTTGATGTGAAAAGGGAAGCTGACGTCGAAATCCATCACTCGCGCATCATGTTTTCAAATTTGCCCGTGCATTCATCGGTGAACTGAAAGC